AGGGCCTTTACTTTTTTGTACCGCCCCTAAAGTAGCTCTAAGGCCTCCACCAACAAGACCCCCTACAATCGCAGCCTCACGGTATTCCTCTATAGCTTCGGCGCTATCAATCTCTAGCCCCGCTTGAGCGCGCTCCATCATTTGCTGCCCGACTTCAGTAAGCGCTTCAGGAGCAGCACCCCCTGCATAACGACTGCCTGTACGCACAAACAACCCTGTTAGGCCCTTTACGCCTGCTCCTATGGGGCGCAGCGCTCCTCCTAGCAATATCTTGTCAGCAATACCTTCAAGCACAGACTGCCCGAACGTAGCAGTAAGCGCTGCGCCGACATCTACACTAGCTCTATTTCCTGCCGAAACCTCATCTTCTTGGCGTTGAATGTTGTTACCAAACAAAATAGGCGCACTTGCAGCACCAGCCGCCAACGCCCCAACTCCAAACCCCGCTACGCCAGTAGCACCCGCAACCAAAGGTGCCGCCGCCGCTGCGCCTAACCCGATACCTAGTTGTGGTAAAGTCTCTCCAAAACTTTGAGCTGCGAATTGCCCCGCGGTTTTTAGACCTTTAACATCTGTAGATTCTAACCGTTCGCGGTCGTCAATTGACAGTTCGCCCAGACGTTTACGCGCTTTTTCTTCTGTAGCTTTGCCGTAGTCTTCAAGAAACTCAAACCCGGTTTCTTCCCCTAGAGTACCTACAGTTTCCCCAACAGCACCTTTTATTTGCTGATATCCACGGCGCAGCCCGCCACGGAACCTACTTTCCTGCTCTATATCTAGATCTTCCCCAAACGCTTGTTTGTAGTTTTGGGAAATAGTTTCCCGATCTTGCTTTATTACATCGGATATAAACGCAAAATCTTCATCTGTAGGAGCATCTCCAGCATGATTAAACTCATAAGATTTACCAGTTTGCTCATCTGTGTATTGGTACACACCCATATGTGGCCCCCTAAAATGTTATTAATTTGAACCTTTAGAGGGTGTGTCCATTTTAGTCACCCCCGATTCTCCAATCGGTACACCTATCAAACTCCTGCCCATTTGCCTGTACTGCGTTGCTTGATTTTCTAGGCGGGCGGCAGCGTTGGGGTTTGTATCTTTAAGCATAGTGGCTTGGAGCAACGTGTCGTCAGCGAGCTTTATATATTCCATGCCCCTAGAAATACTTTGATTTGCTGTTAAGCCGCCCGACCCTTTACTTTTGCCAGCAGCTATTCTTTGCTGCAACGTCAGTATTTTTAGTTTGTCAGCGGAGTAGTTATCTTGGCTATCTTGTAGAGATTTTGTCCCTACTTCTATAGCTTTAGAAAATCCATCAGGCCGACCTTTCATAAGTTCAGCACCTGCACGAGCTAACGACAGCCATTTCTCTGTGGAGCGCCGCTTTTCCCCTGCGGCAAGCATTTTAGCTAGTTCACTTTCTAGACCTCCAGAGCCTACTGTAGGGGTCGTAGGGGTCGTAGGTTCGGGAAGTTTTGGGTCGCCTAATACAGGTTTAAGGCCTTCAGGGCGCTTTTTAGGCCGCGTTGCTTCAATGCCCGCAGGATCATTGCCCATTATAATCGGATTAGCTTCTGTACCCGAAGGTATGGGTTGAGTAAGAGAACTAGGCATATCAAAGCTGGCCTCTTGCAAAGCCTTTGAAGTAACGTCTGCAAGGTCAAGGTCTGTAGGTACGTTACTTAACTCACTGGGTATTTCTTTGAGTTGTCTATCTAGTTCAGCGATGCTTTCTCCCATAGCTATGTTATCTGCTTGAGGAAAGCCGTATTGACCGGGATCTCCTCTCAGATCAGTGCTAGTGGGCGGCATAGGATTAGGCATATTCAAGCCCTGCTCTCTAGCTGCCGCCGCTCTTGAGAAAGTATCGCCTACCCCAATACTTCTCTCACCAACTCTAGGTTCTATCGGAATGAATGGCACATAAGGCTCAGATGGGGCTTGGGGTGGTAAAAGACTTTCTGTAACCTGAGCAACCTCTTCTGGAGTTCTATCATCACCCACAAGCACGTTATCGGGATTCACCATACTATATTCTGCGGCAAACCCCATCCGATCTTTGCGGCTTAGGTCATCATAACTCCCCGCGTTGTCTATGGCTGCTTTGTATCGGTCTTCTAAAGCCATCAATGCTTCGTCAACAGTTTCTGGAAGGGGAATAGATTTTTTTGGAGACCCCTCTGCCATTGGCAGGTTTCCCCGCATCACCTCACTCATAGTGGCTCTAGGATCTCCAGAAACCATAGGGTTGTAAGGGGTAGCCTCCATCGCAGCCAACGCCGCCGCAGCTTCTCCCATTGGACCGCCTTGATTTTCTGCGAGAGACCTTGCTTGCATCATCTGTTCCATCTTTGAAGGGCCATCAGACGTAGCCTGATCGCTTTGAGACTGCGCAAGTATTGCCCTGCCTCTTTCTACAGGATTTTTAATATCAGATAGAAGTTGTGTAAAGTTGCGGGGTTGACCTTGCGGAACAGCCTGCGCCATCGCCATGTCTTCTTGGGAGATACGTTGGTCTGTTGTTAAATCAAGACCAACAGTTGGGCTTACATCACTAATACTTGGTCCAGATAAATTAGATCTTTCTTCCGCTCTTGCTAAAGGATCTCCACCAAATTCATCAAACGCAGGACTCATTGCGTCTATCAACGCTTGCTGCTGGTTGATCGCTGGCGCAGTTGCTTCTGTAAGTGTATCAGGTCTTTCCCCACCCAAACCATAATCAGGTGGCGTTGCGTCACGGGCCTGTGGGGTTGACAACTCAAGCGGGTTAAAGGGTCTATCTGAGCTTAACACAGATTCAAGAGTGGGAGCTTCTGGAGATTCGTCAGCCATTGTGGGGCTTAAAGATTGAGTGGAAGTAGTAGCGTCTGGGCTTTTATTCATAGATGCCTTAACGGCTTCAGCTAAATATTCGCTTACGGGCCGACTTAAAGCATCTTTTACTTCGCCATTATCAAATACAAAGTAACCTCTTCCATCATACTCTACTTGAGTCCTACCCCCCTTAGCCATGCGCTTCACAGAGCCACCACCAGCCATAGCAGCCAAGCCGCCTTCTGATGGATCGATCTCCGCCATAGCATCAGGAGCTTCTGGCATAGGCATAGTCTGTTGGGGTGCCGCTCCAGAGTTCTGCACCATGTCCGTCTTAGGTGCCATGTTCTGAGCTAACGCTCCAAGCCCAGCTTGTGGCATTCCAGATGCGGCAAGTACATCTTCAGCAACGGTAGAGCTTTGCTGTTGCGCGTTCTGCTGCTGCTCGTAGTCAGCCTTAACTCTTTTGCGGCGATTAAACTCACTCAAAACAAGATACTGGGGGGCGCTGCCGCTAGGGCTTTCCATTTCCTTAGCGAGTTGATCCTCAGAAAAGCTCTTGAGCCTGTCCTGAATTTGAATGACGTTCATCATTATTGAAGACCTTTATATAAACCCAATGCAGAAAGCCCCGTACCCAAAGCAGCTTGTGTTGGGTTATAAGGCTGGAATGTTGTTTGCGTTCCCGCACTTTGCACAGGCATGCCTCGCATGATTGAGTTTAAAAAGTTCAATTGATCTTTTCCATAATCACGTTGCGTAAGGAAGTCTTTATATTTCAAGTCAAGGCCAGCTTGCTCCTGTCCACGCGCTCTTTGCCCAATACTCTCAAGCATCTGAGCAGCTTGTATATCGCCCGCTCTTGCTGCTTCTTCCAAATCTGCAACTTGTCGGGCCTGATCCGCAGAAAACTGCATAGTATCCAACTGAAACTCACGCTGCTTCATCTGCTCTGCCGCAAGTTCTGCCGCTTGATCTGAAGTAAACCCCATTGTTTCCAATTGAAATTGGCGCTGGTTCATATCCTCTTGAGCTTGAGCCTTCTCAATCTCCATCCTAGCGTCTCTGTCTGCCTCAAAGGCAGCGCGACCTTCTTTAAAAGCGGCCTGACGCTGCTCTGCCTCAAAGTCGCTCATACGGTCTAGCATTTCACCTTCAGCTACCGCTTGCATTACAGCCGCCCTAGAGCCGCCGAACGCCCCAGACTGCACTGCATCTGCCGCACGTTCTTGTGAGGCTCGCCTGAAGTCCTTACGCATCCCCTTCTTACCGCGCCGAATAACGTCCTGAACATAGGGGTCCATGTACTCGCCACGCTGTTCCCCATACATCCCCTCGTCAGTAAACTGCGCGGCATCTTGTTGGCCTAACTCTCCAGATGCCTTCATTAAATTTTTGCTGGTTTTCCCATATGCCTTCGTGTTCTGCTTGCCCAGCTTGCCCGCAGTTCCAACTAAACCCTTCGATACTTTGCCCCCATAGTCGGCACCCGGAGTTCCTTTTTGGGCAATGCCTCTTACCATTTTATCAGAAGCTTTTAAATCGCTCTTGCCAGCAGTCGCCAACCGTTTCTTTTTGTACGGCTTGTACTTACGCTTCGACTCCTTAGTAGATCGCTTCATAATGTCTTCAAAATAAGGTCTTGCGTATTCAGGAAGGTCTGTTTGAACTACTGAATCACTGCCGCCGCCGCCTTTACCCATTTCTCAACTCCATCTTGTAAGCAATATAATCTGGCTCCCACCCATATTTTGAGAGCCACCGCGCCCAACCCTTACGGCCATAACCTTCAAGGTGGCTACAGCCCGTTTGGATTGCGTAGTCTTCCATAGCCTTCTGAACCAGCGGGAGCCATAGCTTCATCTTGCTGCCGCCCATCCAGTCTATAGCTAAGGCCTGTTTATTCGGGTAAACAATAACCCTCGTCGTAGCAGCGGCAACAATATCATCGTCTACTGTTGCAACCCATAGTAGGTAGTTTTGCTCCATGACAGACTCAAACACATCATGTACGAAGAACTTCCCCTTTGACGTATCTATAGACTTGCCAAGAACCTTAGTCACCTTATCCCATATCTCAGGGACAGTGCTTATTGGAACATACCTAAAATCTACTTTCGGTTCGCTCATGCTGGCAGCATCCCCCCAGCGCTAATCTTTGGCGGCTGCTCAGTAGTTCCAGTGCGGGCTTCACGCACCCTATCCATCATTTCATAAAGCTCATCAGACCCAGCCTTGGTTGACCCGTTACCCAATCCACTAACGACATCTCCGGGCACTATGAACTCCTCACCAGACAGCAATATATCTTGACCAGTGCTGGTGTTTTCGGCGGGAACCAAGTCATCCATAGCATCTCCGGGCCCCTCAATGAGGCCTTCGTTCATGTCCTCAATGCCCTCAAACTCACCGCGTTGAACACTCTCCACCAAGTCCTTAAGTGCTTCTTCTCCAAACTTCTGCACAAACAGCGCCAAAGCCATTTGGTCTTCTTCGTCTGGCTCGCCGTCCTCAATAGCGTCTACTGCATCCATAATGATCTCTTTGTCATTAGGTGGCTCATCGTCCATTTCGGACATTTCCATATCGTCGAACTCATCCATGTCATCCATGTCATCCATTTCGTCGAACTCGTCCAACTCCCCACCTTCAAAGTAGCCATCGACATCATCCATATCATCGAACTCGTCCATCATGGCGTCATCTTCTGCGATACTGCCTAGACCCCCCTGCTTTACAGGTGCCGAAAAGCCCATCATGGTTGGGTTTTGATACCCCGCTAAGGAACCACCCTGTGCGTAGTTGGTGTCAAACCCATAATCGTATTCTCTACTGCCGCCAGCGTCCCCGAAACGCACCCCGCTATCATCTGGTCGAGCATCTATGTCGCCCTCAAACTCATACTCTTCTGGCTTATATTGTGGGGTTGCAAGGTCTTGCCCTATTATGGACCCGATTCCTTCAGCGCTCCCAAGATAATCACCACCAGCCCTGCCAACAGCTTTTATCCCCGCTAACTCTTCTCCAGTGTTGGCGGGTGTGTATTGCGCCTTGCTAACATCTAAAAGCTTTTCTCCAGCGTTACCGCCTATCTCAGCGCCTCTGCCACCAAGCATACTTTGGGCATCTTGGCCCTCGACCGCTGCACTCCCCGCTTGCCCAGAACCCATAACAGACCCAATAACTTTGCCGCCAGCAAAGGAAGTAAGGCCAGTTTTAATTCCCTCTTCTAAACTACCCGTCTCAGCAAAACGACCCAAGCCAGACCCTACTGCTCCAGCCACAAGAGGTGAAGCTGCTGCCGCTATGCCGCCCAAAGCTCCTGTTCCAGCAAGCGCTGACCCAACAAGACCGCCGATCAAAGGTAAAACCATCTTACTTTCCTCATTAGTTCAATTGAACTTTATCATTAGACTGCGAACTTTTCCAGCCTTATCCTTTTTGAAAATGCGGCATGTCTACAAAGGGTGTTCTATCTTGAGAAACACGCAACTTAACATAGTCATTGTAAGCCTCTAACATAGTGCCATCCCAGTCCAAGATGTTATCGATATGCCAAGCACCGCCCCATTTAAGCTGCTTAACGCCCATGTCCTTAGCGGTCTTCACAATCGCGTCACCTACATCATCGTAAAACTTCAACTCCCAGCAAACTCTAGGGCCAAGGAAAACCATAAAGTCGAAAGCCATTCCATCCAGATGCTTACTCTTCATAGTCTTTGATGCGCCAGACTCCACAAGGGAGCGCTGTTCTTCGATAGTTCTCAGGCCACCCAGATTAGGAATGCCAAAGTCATATGGGGTGTTGTGTATCGCTGTGCGAACCAAGCTATACAACTCTTCATCAATACCTTCGATACGATCTAAGCTGCGCTGACTTAACTTAAAACTCATTTCTTTAACCCCTTCATCGTTCTGATCCCGAAGCTAGCAGCAATGGAAGCATACATCCCCCACTGCACCCACATCGGGCAGTTTGCCAAATTATCAAATCCAACACGCATAGCATCCTGCAAGCTTGGGAAAAAATTGGCGCAAAGAATAGCTACAAAAACTATAGTCCATAGCTCATCTTTCCAAGAATCCTTTGAGGCTTCAATGGCTGACTGTTCCCAGTCCATCTCACCAGTAGCTTGCTTGAGCTTAATCTCAGCGTTGGCTTTCTGAACGGCGGTCTTACCGTCTATGTAGCTGGTAGCTAGCCCACCTAAAGCACCTATGACTTGCCCTATCATTTCTCAGACCCCAGCCAGACCGCAAACGCCCCTGTAAGTGCCCCCGAACAAATTGAAATCATTGCGGATTGCTGCGTTGACAAATCGTCAAGACTCATTCCCCATTCCAAAACTCGAATGTACATTACTGTCATGACCAGCATCATAAGCCGCGGCATGATCTTCCAAGCTAGTATCTTTTCCATGTCAAACCTCTATGTTTAACTTCGTTCCCTGCGGACGATCCGCGTTAGTCTTGCGCCCAAACCTATCATAACTTTCCTGCAAATCCAATCTCTGCTTTGCTATGGCCTCTAAATGGCTATGGTTGGCCCTGTGCTCTTTTTCTACCCTCTGCTCCACAAGATGAGTTTCTATGCGCTCACGGGCTCTCGTTTGGGCGTGTATATCGCTCCCCACATTGAATGGTGAACTGCCTACGCCGCTTACTCCATCAGACATCACGCTTCACCGCCACCCAAACAAAACCAAACAACGCCCCAACACAAAGCAAAAACAAAAGAAGGCCCGCACACCATGCGATAATGGTTTCTTTACGTTCGATGCGCCTGTACATCGCGTCCTTCTGCTTCTGACGGATTTCGTTTTCCATGCGAATAAGCTCTTGCCATGCGGACGGGCCAAGTGTTTCAGAGATCATCTTGCGAAGATCATCACGCATGTTCTCACGTTGCTTCTTCTGGACAAACAACTCCATAGCTTGTTGCTCTATATTGCCAAAACTCTGATACCACTTAGGGTTTTCGATTCTCTTGGCCGCAAAGTCGAAATCAGATATTGCTTTTGACCAGCGCCCTAAATCGCCCGCCATACCTTCTAGATCCCTGCCAATCTGGCACCCCTTACGAATGGCGTTAAACGCGGCTCCTGCGGCCATGATTGCTGTCGCTGGGTCTATCATGTCTCACGAAAGCTCCTTGGGCAGTAATAATCAGGGTGAACTCTATACACACGCTTATGAGGCGCTCCGCAACTATAATGACACGCTTTATAAAACCAACTCCCATAGTCCCTTATAAAAACGTGCCCGTACCCTATAAACACAAGGGTGCAAAGCATCCTACCTCTCCATAAGCCTATCTATTTTTTCTTCGATTCTATCGAACCGCGATACAATTTGAGCCATAACTGTAGAGCTATCAGACTTCGTAACGTACTCCCGCGCCATCTCCTCACGGGTTTTATTAAGAAGGATTTGAACCCGTCTTAACTCGTCATGCTGAGACTTTGCCCACCAAGCGATAAACCCGATAGCGGCAGTTAGCCCCGCACTCCAAAGATCTTCCATGCCCATAATCTAAGTCTCCGCAACGTGCGCGGCGTATGCCGCTTTAACCGCGTCTGTATGAACCAACTCACAAATACCGCGGATGTAATCGCTCTCGTTCGACGCATCCATATCGGGCGCAATCACTTTACGTTTATGCTGCCTACCTATTTCAACACCATCTTTCTTGACCACCAAATCTGTCCGCACTTGTACATGCCGAAACGGGCCAACAATCTGAACAAGCTCTTCTACGTTTTCTTCAGTTAACGCCATTATGTATCCTCATCCGTCATGTAAGAAAAACCTATTCTAAAATCGTCACCAACGCCTATCGTATTTGCGTCTAGCGTATTCCAACTTGTGTTGGACTGAGGCGATAGAATTTCGCAATAAGAAAGATTTGCCCCGTTAATTGTAATGTGAGGCGTTCTATCCAAGCCGTAGTTAATACCTTGAAGCATTACGCTTCCAGCAAGTCTTTCACCGTTATCTGTAATACTGGCACTTAAATACGGCAAACTAATTCGGGCAGTTCCACTTGGAGAGCTAACCGAATCCACTGCTAATTGACCTTGAACATGAACAAGTCTGCCCATACGCACGTAACCCAATGCGCGGGAACCAGTTGTTAACGTAACGCTTCCACTGGTAGCGGGAGTAATTGTTGCATCATATGTTCCTGTTTCATATGGCATCGGCAAATATTTCCAAGCCACCCCGTCACTCACACGCAACCCCTTGCTGTAACTACCGCTGGGTACTGAGTCATATATGATTGTGCCCTCTTCTACCGCTGGTAGCGTAGCACTAGTAAACTGAGGCACGGGAAGTCCGCTAGTATTTTCAGAGGCAGTGCCCGACTTGATCCTAAGATTTGTTGCTTGCTCATACACCGTTCCTACTTCGACATCGGACGTACTTGTAGGAACATCTGTAAGAACAGTTGTTGTAGCCCTGCCCTCTCCGGGGTTGTCCATCCTAGTAATGTAGGTTGCAAAGTCTTGTATTACTCTTTGAAAATACGCTTGGCTGTATTCTCTAGGGGGTATCGGAAAAAACGGCGCTGGAGTTCTGCGTGTCATTATCTTCTTCCGTCTGTTCTTACATCAATCCTTGGAGTGCCAAGCCTCCAAGTCATCTCAGTTTCGTCAGAGGAAATCTTGAACGCGAAACTCCTACCCCTTAACCTCATGTAAACTTGATTTGTAAACTGCTCCACAGGAGTAGTTGATGTTTTTGTGACAGCCTTATCATTTTCCTGCAAATAGGCACCGCCCGGAAAGTTCCTAGCTTTTACAGTGAAGTCCGCTGATGGCGCTGTTGACGTAGAGTTTTCAAACGTGAGATCTGGAATCATTCTGCCTATAAAGGCGAAGTCATCACCATTGCCTATGCTCATTTGACTAGACTCAATGAAAGAGTTTATCGCAGCGGCAGGGGATGTAGAGCCATCATCAAAACCTTTTTCTTGGTAGTAAAGAAGGTTATCTGTAGACGCCGCCACTGGGAAGTCAGATATTGATCTATCGGCCCAAGCGGTTCGCGGCAAGTCTCCGTAGAACCAAACAGCGTCTTCATAATTATACGCTACATATTTGTTATTTTCCTGACTATCCGCAGAAGGATAGAACCACCACACCTCGCCAAACTCAGAGTTGGCGGCAGCAATAACTTTTGCTTTTTGAGATGCGTTAAAATCATTAAAAACGTAAGATCTAACAGAACATATAAGCCTATTTACAGATCCTGAGTAACTATAAAACTCTCCTGCACCCATCCAGTAAACCGTGTCATCTATGTTAATGACAGCATTTTGCCCAGCGATAGTTAAGTTTTCTGAGATCAACCTCAATCCAAAGTAGTAAGGATCTCCAAGATATTGGAGTGCATATAAGGATATATCCGTAAACACTAACGTGTCGTTTCTAGTTTCAACAGCAACGACTATCTCATTGCCGCTACCCATAGTGAGGCTACCCGCTGAATTTGAGGTATCTGTAACATTCCAATCAAGGGAAGTATCCCCTTGGGAACTAAAGCGTATAAGAAGGGGGTTTTGGACGCCCACATTAAACTGGTCATCACAACCAAACGCTATAACGTGCCTCTCTACATTTGAAACAAGAATTTGATTAGCTATAGTTGGCGGGTTTACTGAACCACTTAAATCAGAAAGAGAAACCGCCCTAGATGCAACGCCAGTTGATTTGATCCAGTAATATATATCCCCCCCTCTAGGGTTTATGTAGAGGTTTTCGCCAAACGTATCATGTGACCAAGTTCGCAGAACGCTCTCAACGGCAGATGTAATTGGTGACGCAGACCCCCATGTCAACCTTCCCCACTTACCCGCTCCCCAGCCCGTGCCCGTAACAACTGTGTCTGCTCCAATAGGAACTTGATTGGCAAGCGCTGTTGTCGTGATCGTGGCGGTTATGTTTGCCCCAGTCGCCGTTGCGTTTGCGCTAAGTTCAAATGTCGTTGCATCTGTAATGCTTAGAACTGTTGTACTGGCAGGAATACCCGTACCCGAAATCGGCGCTCCAACAACCAACACACTCGTATCATCCATAGTGCAAGTTGCGTCTCCGCTGGTAGTGTCAACGGTACTGTCTGTAAACGTGTTCTTGCCGTTGCCTGTGTCGCTTGCATTGGCAAACACATATGTCGGCGTATAACCCGCTTCTGTTGTTATACTGGAAACAGTAGCCACTTCTCTAGCATCTATGAGGAAATTATTTTCATCAATTACAGACCTAATCAAATATTCTTGGTTTAAAACAAGCGCCGTTACATTACCGCCAAGCGTAGCTGCATTTGAAAGCGTGGTAAAACCTCCAGACTCCAACCCGTGTGCGGTTCTAACCACCTTTATAGTTGCACAATCTACAGCATCAGAAGATGAATGAGAGGCCGCAGTAGTCCCACTAAAGCCCCTTGTACAATTTGCGAGATTGTTTGAAGAAATCTCTCCATAAAATATAATTTCGTTGTTAATCTTAACAACACCGCTTTCGGGAAACCCTGTCGTTGCGGTCAATGGGATTGAAACATCTTCCGCGGTTACACCCGCGCTAAGAGTGTTTGGCACCTTTGCGCCTAGAGTAAAGTCCCCTACAAATGTGCTTTCTATGGGCGTGATGTCAAAAAACGCACCACCATCTTCAATGTAATATTTTTGGTTTGTGCCAACGCCAATAAATCTTTCGCCATCAAGCGCCTTCCACGGCTTTAAGTTTCGACAGGTGCCCAAGAAATATTCGCCAGAAATCTTTTCCCAGCCGCCTATTTTTTCAGGAGCGCCAAGCCTAAACCTTATTTTATCCCCATCGAACCAACCGCCTTCGTTACTGTAAGATGTAACTTCTCTGTTGATCCCCGCCCGAAACTGTAACTTTTGTAACGGCATACTTAACCTCGCGCATTTTCTAGCTCAGTAATCCTAGCCTCAAGCTCTTGAATAGTTTTCACAAGAAGTGGAACGACTACAGAGTGGTCAACACCCTGCATTTCTGCGCCGTCTTTCTCTCCAGATACCGCTTCAGGACACACCTCTTGAAGCTCATGCGCTAAGAACCCCTCAACTGTTTTGCTTGGGTCAGATTTAAAAACGTAAGTGGCGGGTTTAAGCCTTAGAAGCCGCTCTGTGGCGTTCCAACTATACTCCACGTTTTCCTTCAAACGATAATCAGAAGTTGTCAGGTAGCTAGTGCTGGTTGAGTTAAGGCGTATTCTGCCTATTTCTCCATTCGTATTGTAGAAACGGGCTGCATATCTAGTGGATGCAGTAGCCCCCACTGAAATAGCAAGTTGGCTATTACCATCTGTGGCATCATTAACAATCGCCACCCCATCCCGAGAAGCGCTTGGAACAAGGGCAGTGTTATAAAAAAATGCCTGCCCTTCATGGTCTAGTACAAGCTTACTTGACCCGTCAATTCTCAGTTGAAGTTTAGAGTCTGTATGTGTATTGTCTCTATCAGCTTCAAGGCGCAGCGCATTATCGCCTAAAACTAACGCTCCATTCATGTTTCCAGCATCAGTATCTAAAAGCCTGTATTGTGGCTCAGCGCCTTGCATTTCAAAGGTTGAATCCGCGTCTAAGGTTACCAATACTGCATCATCTACTTTGAGTTTTATCTTGCTGGCAGAAACCGCATCGTCAATGTCTGCTTCAATTCTAAGTGAATCATTGTCTAGGACAAATTTCCCAACATTGCTTGTGTCCGAATCCTCCATTCTAATTATTGGATTGTTTCCCGATACAGTAACGCCACCACTAATAGTTTCAAATACTTTGCTGTTGTCGTAGTATAGATCAACACTGTCATTAACATTCATAGTAGCAAGTGTTTCTGTTCCCGTATCACTACGAAAAGTAATTGCGTTGCCCTGAAGAAAAAAAGTTCCAATAGTGTTTACTATGCTTTGATCTGACCCAGAGCTTGATATAGTAAGGTAATCTCCACTGCCAAAAGTGGCCTTGGCATTGTTTGCGAACTCAAGCGCATTGTCTGATCTGTCAAATACAATATCACGCCCTGCTGTCTCACCATCAAAGTTAACATCACCAGTAAATGTGGTTCCTGCCTTCAGAGCGCCCCCCGCTGCATCTACGTTAGTGGCATCCGTTACGTCTGCCCCTGCCTCTATACCATCAAGCTTTGCCCCATCTACCGAAACATCACGCCCGTCCACTGTTCCTGAAACAGTCATATTCCCTGTCAGCACAAGTGTAGTTGTATCTACAGTAACCGTTGTCCCTGCGTTAATGTCTACTGTCGGGGCATCAATCTGCAACTCAGTATCTGCGGCTATATCTAGTTGCCCGTCAGCGCTGGAAGAAACAGACAAAGCAGCATCTCTAAATTGAATTGTAGGATTTCCACCGCCAGTTTCGGTAAGAAGCAATCCTGTGTCCGCGACATGCGTTAGCTGTATTTCGCTATCTGCGCCAAATTTTATAACCGCCCCGTCAGATGTAAGGCTGACATCATCTCCAACTGTCAGGTCATCATCAACAAACAAATCTGGAATAGCCAAGTCTTGCAGAGTATCGTAGACAATTGCGCCTGAACCCCCGCCGTCTGTCACGATCATTTTCACTTGTCCGCTTGCAATGGTAACATTCGCTCCACTGCCCTGACTTATTGTAATAGATTGGCTACCTGTAGTTGCGTTCTCTATAATCCATACTTTGCTGACCGTATTGGGGGCTAAAGTAATTGTACGAGTTGCAGTGAGATCCGCACTTGAAGCAATCTTCAAGTAGAATGATCTAGCCGCGTCAGCCGCCCCATCTGCCATAGTTATGGTAGTATCGGAATCAGCAATTGTTTCAGTGCCGTAACTAAAAGCTCCAGCAATTAGTTCTAGGTTTGTGTTGGTTGTATCGCCCCAAGTACCAGACTGCTCACCTGTTGCGATCTCTTCAAGTCTTAAATTATTCACATATGAACTTGGCATGTCTTTATCCTATGCAGCTATATCATCCCAAGATGGATCTTGGTTTGGCGTTATATCCCCATAAGACGGGGTGTTTGATGGAGTTATACCAGAATAGTTTGGATTTTGCGAGGGAGTTATCGCAGAGAAGCTTGGAGACTGAGAAGGTTCAATTGAACTATAGTTGGGATCTTGATCTGGGATAATCATACCCCAAACCAAAACAGTGCCTACCTGACCAGTCGCAGCTACACCCGTAACAATAGCCGAAGCCCCACCAGTGCCAGTTACAGTGCCTACTTGGCCCGTCCCAGAAAGATTAGTGCCACTTACGTTGACGGTAACAAATATCCCAACATCAACAGAACCTACTTGTCCTGTCGCGGCTACTCCCGTAACGCTTACGTCCGCATTTGCATTCGCGTTGACAGAACCTACTTGTCCTGTCGCAGATACCCCCGTTACAGAAACATCTTTTGGTATAGACGCAGTAACAGAGCCTACTTGCCCTGTCGCGGCAACGCCAGTTGGAGAAACATTCGCCGCCGCCGTTATCGTGACAGATCCTACAGCACCTGTTGCAGACAGACCTGTAACACTAACATCTGCGTTAGCCGTTACCGTTACACCGCCTACCTGACCAGTGGCCTCTACACCTGTGACCGTGGTATTAGCGTCAGCCGTGACCGTTACGCCACCTACCTGACCCGTTCCCGCAACACCTGTAACAAAAGCAAGATTATTAAGCTGGTTAAATTCGGATATTGAAAATTCTGAGAGGGATGAAAAACCTAGCATCTATCCCGCCTCTAACGCATCCAGCCTAGCTTTGATCGAAATGTTTTCAGCCTCAAGTGTTTCAATCTTAGCCATAGCCTCTTGCAATGCCTTGATGGATTTCATGTACAACACAGAGTATTTTACAGAAAGATATTCTTCTTGGTTTCCATCGGCGTCTAGTATTGGATTGTCTTCGTCATCAGTCTTAAAGTGCTGCTTGACTAAACCATTCATACCAGAGGCTTGAAGATCCTGAGCGATAACACCTAATTTATCAGGTGCATCTAAACCATCTTCGATCATAGAATATTTCTTGATCTGTAATGCTTTGATGTCGTCCCACTGCGAGCCCGAAGCTATAATGTTTTCTTTTAGGCGTTCATCTGATGTGCCACCGTAAGAGTTAGTGGCAGACTGGTAGTCACCGTTTTCTTCTATTTCAGATTTAATCGTGCCACGCCTTTGATGCCGCCAAACGTGATCACCGCCAGTTCCATCTCTAACCACTACCTGAGTGTAGGTATCATTAGCCCCAGCCCCCGCATGGTTAATAGTTAGTGATTCTTCAGCCGCTCTGTATACGTTATTTTCAGAACGATTTACCCGAATCCCTCCCGCCCGAAGAAACAAATCATTCGTGTCCGAAAGCTGCATTATCCCTTCATTGCTAGAAGTCTCATAGGTATTAGTAACAGGGAAAAAATCCAGATTCCCGTTCCCACTAGTGTCATCACCCCTAGCAGACATGCCGCCCCATTTAGTGGTGCCACTCGAATCGTTAGTTTGAAATAAATACGCCCCAATAAAGTTATCGACGCCAACGGTAGTGTCGTTTCGTGAGGCCACATATTCAAAACCCGATGTAGCACGGCCAACCATTCCCGAAGTCGTTCTGCTAAGTCTATCTTCTGGGGTGTCATCCCCCATGCCGATCACGCCGTTAGCTCCGTTTACAAACAGGGCATGGGTTTTGTTATCAGATTCAACCCTGAAATCTATATCAAACGAGGAGTCATTTATTACAACTTCATCTGGTCCTGCACTATTGTCATATTTGAAGAACTGAACCTCTGTACCCTCCCGCATGCAGTAAAACTGCATGGTGGCATCTTCTGCGCCGTCTGTAGCATCTCTAATTCTGGTTCTAGCATATGCGTATCGCGTCTCTTCAGCAGCGGCATTGTTCCCATAAAATTCTAAAGCCCCTATAACATCCGCATTTGCTGGACTTGCGGAATTTCTATACAACTTTATAATCGGACCAGCGGTAGCTGAATCATCATCTAACTGATAAACAAGATTACCAGAGGTTTGAATGTTCAGATCACCCGTGGTGTTCTCAATAAGGCTGTTTGTCCCGTCATGCTCAATGCTAAGGTCAGAGCCAGTTCCAAAAGATGCCTTTACGCCATCCTGAAATTCCCAGTTGTCAAAAGAGAATACAATCTTATCCGTACCCGCCTGTTGGAACCTAAAGTCTTTAGTTGTCTGGTTGTCGTTAAACACCATCGCCGTAAGACTAGAGTCATAATCCATATCAAAGTCATTGCCTGACCCAAACTGTAACTCAAAATTATCGGTTAATCTGAAGGAACTCCCATCAAAATACTGCATATCAAACGATCCAGAGGTTCCAAATCGTAGCTCCCCTGTACCCGCTTGATTGAAATATGTATCAAACCCATCGTGATATATTTCAAAATCACTGCCAGTCCCAAAGATAGCTTTAATGTTATCGTTAAACTCTAGCGCATTACCACTAGCATCCCACAGAACATCGCCGCCCAAACTGACATCCGCGCTAAACGTGGTGCCCTCTGATATCGTTAAGGTGCCATCCGTGCTGGCTTGAATTAACGCATCTGAAGCGGCAGTCAGAAAAACATCCTTAGATCCCGCACCAAAGGTTACAGCACTGTTGGAGTTTGAACTAGATAAAACGGTATCCCGTTGTAACGCTCCACCCGCTGTAAACGTGCCCTCGCCAATCTCAAACTCACCTGAGACGTTGTTTACAATAGTGTAGAAGAATGTATCTCCAGAAGAGCAAACCGCAGAAAACGCTTTAAATCCCGTCTGCGCCCCCGCAAGGGTAAAGTCCCCCGTACCCGTTGTGGTCGAGGTTTCCTTAACTCTGTCCTTAGATACAAAAGCCATTAGGCAATCCTGATTACTGCGTTAGAAGCATCGGCTGTTGGAAACACTACGGTGAAGTCTCCGCTCGTAGATGTTTTATCTGCACCAAAATCCAAAACAACTACAGTAGGATCTCCCGATGCAGTATCATTGTAGATTAAAGCTCCACGCGCTGTAATCGTTGAAGACGAAAACGTAAGGTCTGAGAAGTCCGTGAACGCTGTTGTACCAGAACTTGTAGGATCCACTCTAGTTAACGTGCCCCCACCCGCTGAATAGCCTGTTCCGCTCACCTCGTTAGAAGTTGTATACGCAGTTGTTGCAGCGTTAAAAGACGCACTGTTTGTGTACATCGCCAGCTTAAACGTGTTGCCGCCAGAATTTTTAAAATTATGCACACCCTCAAGAAGCTCTTTCTTGAAGCTCGTACACATAAAGTTGCCACTAAAAGCCATTATAATCTCCTTATAAGCTCAGAAAGCTCCTGATGTCCTGCATCGTTAAGAGCATTGCATACTGTGGTTCTATCACTTTTCACAGCTTCTTTCAGATAAAACTCCACAACCTTTTCTACCTGATCCTTAAAAGCTCTAGCTTGCGCCTGTAAGGCGGGATGCGCTTGATCTGACACAGACACAATTTTATCCGCGCAGCGAGCCGCAATTTCTTGTGGAGTGAATCCGCGATTAGATGTTGTCTCCACAGAAACAACGCCAGTCTGCATAGTTCCAGAATCAGCAAACATATTCATTGCGGTCTAATCTCCCCATCTCTGTAGATGTCCCTCTTACTCTTAACATCTACAACGGAAAGCTCACCAAGGGCTTCTTTATATCGAGAGGCGTACAATTGGAGCATATCGCTCTCACCCTTCATAAAGGTGTATGCTTCCACCAAAGACCCATAAAGCAATGTAGTGTCGGCGTTGTCCCCCAGCCAAGAAGTTCCAGAAGTAACAATTGATGGTGGATCATAGTAGTAATGAAGCTCCACAGCGTAATTGGCGTCTGGCGTAGGACCAAGAATAAAGTTCCCAGAAGATGTCTCAGAGCTTCCAGAGAACGTATCTCCATCAAATTGACCATAGAACAAAGGCAGTCCCTGAGTGCTGGCAGACGGGAAAGCTTCTCTGATAAAGTTTACGTCTTTATCAAGTAAATAACTGTAGTCTCCACTGCCATCAACAACGGCCAGCGATAGAACGGTTAGGAAATCAGAGGGTCTGGCAAGATACTTGTCTCCACTAGACAACGTGCCCGTAACATTCTTTTTAAGCTCTGGAATAGTAACGGCACGATATATACGTTGCTCTGCTTGCTTAACGAACGTGGGTATCTGAGAGACAAAGGTTGTCTCCTCATTCTCAGTGTAATCTTTTATAGCCTGAACAAGCTCTGTGTAGTTCATTTGTCGGCCTCATTATAAAGGTTATCAAACACCCGATTCACATCCAATGTATAGTCTAAATCAGATTTTGAATAGTGGGTGTGCTGGGATGGTTTGAAGTCAGGTGCCCCCACTCCCAACTCAAACCAAGCAGGATGTGTCACTCTAACGCGATTATTGGGCAGCGCTATTATGTTTCCCGTCCATTCGCCAGCATCAAGAAGCTGCATGACATGACTTTGTTTATGCTGTGCGGGATCGTCAGCTATTTCACTTTCCGCATAGTCCACAGTAAACATATACCGCGCTGGGTACATCTTACCATCCACCTTTGCCATCCAAGGGCATGGCGTTGCACGGTCTAGCGTATAGACTGAATGATGATGCGAAGAGCAATCCCACGGCTGGGCATCGTGGACTGGCATGGGAGAAGGCCAGTCCTCTAGACGTTCATCTGCCACTAGCGCAGTTATAGGCATACGCGCCCACATTGCACCGCCATGAGCATTCTCTTCGCTACCATCGTCAGCCTCTGATCCAGTGAATATCAACTGAAAGCTAAGGCAACGATTCGGCATTGTCGTAACAGCAATAGCCATAGCATGCAGGAACTCGCCGTGATACCTCTCATGATTACAGGTATACTCACGACGAACCCAACACTTAAAGTATGGTATGTTGCTTTGAAGATACGACATTAGTTCAATTGCACTATTTCATACTGAACTTGCCACCACGGGTGGCCGCGCCCATACCACGACAAATACTGCCGCCCTTAGCATAACCCTTCTTCTTCATAGAGCCGCCTTTCGCATAGCCCTTCTTTTTCATAGAGCCTCCAGCCATTTTCTTTTCAGGGTTTTGAGCCTTCTTCTTTTCAAGCTCACGAATTTCCCTAGAGGTTAGCCCTTCAAGGCCTTTTCGCATTTTGCCAAAAGTGCCCTTACCAGAAACAGCGCCAGCCACTGGGCTAAGAGATCCCGCGATCTCAGCCATGTCTCCAGACTTTAGAGCCTTCTTCATGCCCTTAGCCCCCATGCCCAAAAGGCCACCAGCCATTTTCTTTTTTACTAATTTTCTGGAGCCGCCCATCATGCTGTCTAATTGCCGTTTTGCAGTGTCCTTAGCCTTCTTAGTCAAGACTGGCTCTGACGCGGGAGTATCGCGGTTACCAGTGTCATACTGTTTAGCTTTTCCAATAGCCCCAGCGATTTTCTGTTGTTTTTTGGTCATAGGCGCTTTGGCTTTCTTTTCTGCTGGCTTCTTGCCCTTTAGTAAATCACCAGCACCTTTCCCATCAGCCGCAAAGAACGGCATCTTTTTGCCAGCCCGCTCGACCATTTTTAACTTGCCGCCCTTGGCGTAACCTTTTTTCTTCATCATAATTTTAGTCTCCTAAGATGTGGTCACAGTGACCTTTCCAACAGATGCCACCGCATATTGGGCAGAATTCCAAACAGGGTTCCAGCCAAACAGTTGCCTACTTTCTACCAGAGATCTATCTGGCCTTGGGTTCCTTAGAGATTGCGGATCGTTAATCTTTACACGCCCTAAGAAATTCTGTGGTTGATCAGGATCCACTACATCCTTGCCAACTCTGAAACCTGTCTTAACACCATCCTTGTATTCATCGACAAGATCCTTGAGAGGGTATCTAAACCCTGTCTTGTCGCAAAAACCAAATGCTCGTTTCCCGCTTGCGTATGCCATTAGCCACCCAACATAAACGTATCGTAAGGGACAAATTTTATAGAAGCAGTTTCCGTGTCCTCTCCAGCCGCCAACTCAAACTGGAACTCATACTCCTGCTTCAGACCCCCCGCTGCCGCAGGATTTTTCTTTGTAGCCAAGTAATAAGCCATGCCCGCGACAAGTGCTGGTACGAAACGTGGTGGTATAGCTGCGCTTCCAGATATACCCGCTGAGAGGCCATCAATGCCTTTAAGCCTGAAGTACGCCAAGGTGTAAGTTTCTGTACTGTCTGGCACAGGCCATAGCGTTATTTTCGTTTCTGTTGCGAGTCTTTGGACGTAGATTTGGGTCGGCCTGCCTTGCGTGTTTTTGTTGCTTTGCTGGGCGTAGGTCGAGACGCTGACCCTTTCGAGGTTCGTGTCGGTTTGATTGGTTCCCGTTCCTGTTCGGACTTGATGTTCGATGATATCAATCGTTTCGGAAGGGAGAGTATAAGTCGCAGTCCCCGCTGTAATCGCAAGAGTGCCCGACTCAATAGTGAATAAATTAAGGCCACGGTTTTGCCACTCCAATGTTAAAAGGTTTAAGCTACGTCTGGCCGTTTTTAAATCGTAACCAGAACGCATCTCCATGCCTATGCGCTCATAGGCTTCTTCAAATATATCAGCTAGATCTGGGGTAACTACGGCCATCTATTTTTTCCTATATGCTTTTACTTTACTAGCAACTTTTTTAGGTTGAGCCACATGCTGCTTACCCGCTTTAGTCCCTTTACGCTTTGCCTTAGTCGTGGCCGCATACTCCTTGGAGCTAAGAGCCTTTATTGCCTTTTCAGGCAAGTACCGTTCACCAGTAGCCTTGGACCCCTGCGTGGATGGCTTGCCACTTTTGGTTGTCCACTTTTGCTTAGTCCAGCTTTTAAGGCTTTTCTGTGACTTCTTTAAGGCCATTAGTCTTTGTAACCCCCACCAGCTTTCTTGTACCGCTGCGCCAGCATTTGCGCTTTTCTTGCAGACCATTGGCCCGGAGCGCCACCCTTGCCCCCAGCCTTTATTTGGTTGAAGATTCTTTTTCTTTTCTCTGGCTGAGTATAGTTTCCAGCCTCATTAACGCGGCTCTTCTTTACAGAGCCGCCTTTCTTCATTTTTGAAGGGCCATCATCAACACGACTAGAAGAACGAATGGCATCAAGATCACGCATATCGTCGCCACTAGCAACAAATCCACCGCCCGCCATTTTCTTGGGGCTGGATCTTCCTTTAGTCTTTCTGACGGGCATAGCATCACCTGAAACCTGTTTCCTCATTTGAGCACGAGAGATCATGAACCCTTCTTCCACTTAGTAGATTTAGACTTTGTTTTGCTAGGACTCCACTTGGCTTTGTCCGCCCAGTATGCCGCAGACATCTTTCCTTTGGAAATGTTCTTGGCATGCCTAGATTTAAACGCTTCGCGCTGCCCAACCGTCTGGTTTGTCTTTACGCCTTGCTGACCAAAGCGAATAGTCTTAACCTTGTCCCCCTCTTTAGCCACAACGATATGTGACTTCTTTGGGTGATTGGGAGTGCGCTTAGGCTTGTTAAACCCAGACACTCCCGCTCTTTCAAGGCGAGGGTCTTTCTTCGGCTTATTCATAGAATATATCAGCCTCTAAAAGATTAGACATATGAAAATAAACGCCCCGTGTAGCAACAAAGCCTTGGTTGGGGATGCTAAAAGTATTGGCGAAGGTATCGTTAGCCGAAGTATTCTTACTCATTAACCAGCGTCTAGGAAACGTATTCGGACTAGGTGTAGTAGAAACATACCTACAAGCAGGGTCATCTGAAATGGTATCACTATTTAACATTGTAACAGTAAAGGCGTTAGCTGTAGTCACCGTAATTTCATAATTACCCGGTTGTGCCGTGCCCCCAGTTCCAGTGGAAAAAGCAATTCCAACAACATCACCAGTAGCTAAGCCATGACTAGAATCAGTAACGGTAACTGTAGTTCCGCTTTGAGCATACGTTCCAGATTCTGGTGCTGTTTCTGAGTCAAATATGTCAAGAAACCCAGCGCTTGAAGTCCCCACAACAGAAACCTCTTTAACTCTATGCCGCCCTAAAACAACAAAACCACTTTCGTGTCTGTGCCCTTGGAAAATTTGAGATATCGTGCTGTTGCCCATATCTTAGTCCTTTTTCTTTGGTGGACGCCCACGCTTTTTAGGAGGATCCGCGGGAGCGGGTTTCGCCGCCCCCTTACCCATGTTCAACTTGCCCATGCGTCACCTATCACACGGCTGCGCTAAACGGAGTTGCCTCTGTGCCTGTGGCCGCGCCACGGGCAACAACAGAAAACTTGTTTGCTGCTACGTCTTGGATTTCAATAGTGCCACCTAAGATGCCGCCAGTTGTGCTGCCATTAAGCGTGATCGTGTCTGATGCTGCAACAGTCTCAAATATAGAAGCTGTATTGCCGCCATCGTTAGCAACAATCGCTACGCCAGCCATTGTATCGTTAGAGTTTGCAACCTGAATAATGTAGCTGTTAGAAGTAACCGTTGTCTGAACGAAGAAGCGATAAATGTTTCCAGTTCCAGACGCCGCTGGCAATGTGACAGTCGCACCTGATGCAACATTAAGATTCATAGTACGACCAGCATTAGATGCCGCAGTCAAAGTAGCGCTCGCGGTGACAGAAACCAAAGAGTCTGATCCGCTAATAAATCCAGCAGTTGAGGTCACTGGACCTGAAAAGGTTGTTGAAGCCATTATAATACCCCTTGCACAAGGTTTCGCCCTACAGTCTGTGCAACGTCAGGTGGGGTGTAATCCTGTCTGCAAGGCTAATGTTACCCCATACGCAGAATACTATACTTTTTTTAAAAAAGAAAGGGGCTACCGAAGTAGCCCCAGTTAAACAGGGAGAAAGGTACGAAGAACCTATTCCCTATATAACATAACTTACGCTCCCTGAGAACCGTAAATTCCCAATGGGTCAGAAACACCGAACGAATAACGCTCACGCGCTTTGTAGCGCACGTTACCTGTGTCGAAGTCACCGTCCATTCCGGTTTGCAGCGCTGTACGTGTAAAGTGCTTCATACCGTTAGGTACATCTGTAGTGATAAAGAACGCATCTGTATCAGTCAGATAGTGGTTTACACGATAGCCCTCTGGGATAGATCCGTTTGAACGCAATGCGTTAAGATCGTTATCCGCTGTGCCTGTGCGCAATTCAGTTTGCAGCAAACGAGTAGCAACAAACATCAAAGCAGGAGGAACGATTAACTTGCGTGGGCGCGCAGCAATCAACAAGCCACGTTCATCAACGAACGCTGCAATGTCAATAACCGCTTGCTCAAGCGAGGTTTCGTTCAAGTCGGCATCTGTAGATGGGCGGTTAGCATTGTTACCGCCAGCAACAGTTGGATGCGAAGTTGAGAACAATGTTGCCCCGTCACCTGAGTTAAAGGTGTCAAAGCCAGTGTTCAGCAACGATGCTGCCTTAACCTGCTTAGTGTACGCCATAGCGCGAGCTAAAGCCTTTGTGTAACGAGCAGACAGTGAGTCATACAAGTTATCTTCCATCGCTTCTTCAGTGATAGAAAAGCCCATTGCAACCGTTTCGTGGTTGTAACGAGCAACGAAGGACTCCTGCGCGTTGTCGTATGAGATCGCTGAACCTTCTGGTTTTACTGGCGCAGCGCCAAAACCAGACAGTTTTACTTCCTCCTCAAAGCTACGCTCTGAGTTTTCAGTTTCATAGATCTCAGCATGTTCGTTTTCGTACTTTTCGTACTCAAGACCAAACAAGCCGTTAAGACCGGGTAGAAGCTCCTTCAGGAGTTGTGCGCGAGAAATAGCCATATCTCAATCTCCTATGCTGAGCCAGTTGTTGACGAGTGCTGATGGTAATTAAACTTACACACCAGAATCGGATAAGAAGTACCTTTCTCATCACCCTGATCGCCACCTAGATAGTCGATGATACGAATTGGGTTTTCAGCATCTGTACTCAATTCAGAAATATCCAGAGCAACACGGCTGATATTCAGCGTGGTGTTTGGAGCAGTCTGAACAAGCAAGGTGTTCTTACCGTAGATGTCACCAGTATTACTTGGCGCACCGTCAGCTTGGATTGTGAATAAAACATTAGGATCATCAACGACATACGCCATTGCATCAGATGCAACTGTTCCAGCGGGCCATTTTTGACTAAATGTTAATTGATTGGTGTTAGGATCTGTATACTTAACACCCATGAAGATTCCAACCATATCGATGGCTGTTGAATCGTCTCCAGTCGCGGCCTGCTTTTCAATTGTTGTTGCAGTACCCCCATCTACTAACTGAGCAATATCGCCAGTGCAGATGTTGGTGTTGTAACCAGACGCGATTGGGTATTGACGGAACACTTCTTGTGAACCGTTATCTAGTCTGCCAATTGGACGCAGACCAAAGGGAGCAGCAGTTGAAGACATTTGCCTTCTCCTTTTATCTACAATTTATATAACGGCACCTAGAAAACTACGTTCTATTTGCCAAACGAAGTGCGTGTTGACCTTTCCGCGGGTAGAACGGGCATACGTGGGTCATTTTCACGAAGGAAGTTGCGATCAACAGCATCAATTGCGTTCTGCGCTTGATCAAGTTGAGCGTCAATACGGTCTTCCGACACTTCCACAGGGATACTACAAAGCATCAAACCTCCAACTTCAATGTTGTCTTTGAACTTTGAATCAATGTCCGTAACAACATGAAGATCTTTTTGATCCTCCATTTTAACGGGAGTATACCCTTCACGAAAGCGTGAAGATACGTTTGGATTATCGGATTGTCCCAATAAAGAAGTGCGAATCCAACGGTATTTTACACCGTCTTTTGGTTCGGGGGTAGGAAGCATAGACGGCTTTACCCAAGATTTTTTGCGTTCACTACGGTCACGAGTTTCCGCAGAACGAGATCGTCTAGAATTTGCCATTTTTACTACCTATTAAGTTTCATAACTTGCGCCGCGTATTGTTCGTTAGTTAATCCCAGCCGTTTGGCGATAGCGGCTGCGGACGCTGTTAGCTTTACCTTGCGTGGGTTTTTTGAGCTTCTGCTCGCGGGAGCCACCACGTTACCCGTTTGACGTGTAGGTGAGGCGCTAACACTTACCTCTTCCTCGCCAAATTCCTCTGGGAAGCGACTTTGCATCGCTTCGTCAATACTATCATAGTACAATTTTGACCCTGCGGCAACTCCCGCTTCTAACAGCCTGTCATGTACTCCATAAGCAAACCCAGTCATTTCTTTATTCGGGCCAAACCAAGGGTTTTGATCCACCCATCCAAGATCAGCCTCTGTAGGCTGTGACTGTTGTTGAGCTTGCTG